CCCCCGTACTTGGGCACGGGCTTGTGCCAGACGGCACGGTCGTTGACGTGGTTGGGTCGGAAGACGGGCACGCCCTTCTCGTTGAGGTAGGCGACTGTGAGGATTTTGTACAGGTAGGCGTAGTCCATGAGGGGCTCCACCCCGGCACCGTGCCAGGGTTGCGCGCGATTATAGCGTATTCGCGTAGGGGCGGGAAAAACGTTCTAGATTAAAGGGCTGTTGTTCCCCCGTGTTCCGACTTTTTTCGGCATGGCTAAGTCGTTGTCAGGGCTAAGGGTTTTGGGCACGGTGCGGAATTCGGCTATAATCTGCCAAGTAAATATAGGGGTTGCGAGAAAAAGTATCTATCACTAATCTGGAGACGCGGAGATAATTCGTGGACGAATTAGAAGGAGTAAATAAATTTTTAGAAACATAGGGTTACTACCTATCTATGGATCTTCTATAAATTCTCTATTATAAGGAACATTGGAACAAAAGCCGCCCGCCCCTGCAAAAACAACGACTTGCGAAGTTGGCAAGAAACTAAATAATCGGAACACGCCGGAACACGGCCTCGCCCACTGCCCCTGCTAGGGAACGGGTGTCGCTGGGGGCTGTGCGGGCAAAGTTAGTAAGCATACTAACTTCTGTTGTCGTGGGGTTTGCGCTGCGCAATTCGTCCGCGCAGTGTGTGCGTGGGCTCGCGTGCCGCTTGTGTCCTCGCGTGCCGTCGTTGGGCACCATGCTTGCTCGCGTACTCGCGTGCTTTTGACATCCGGTCCTTGCGCTAAAAATTGCAGGCGAAAAAAAGCCCCGACTTTCGTCGGGGCTCTTGGGGTCTAGGCTATCAAGCCCGATGCTTGCGCAGTAGGGCTATCATCTCAAGTCCAGCATCCTTGAACCGATCAACGTCGGCTACGTCGACCATTTTTGTCGCATTCGCAACCCACCCTTGAATAGTCACGATCGGATCATCGGTAGTCGCGACCTTATCGTCAGTTTTCTTTTCTTTCTTTCCCCGAGCCTTATCCGGGTTCTGTACCCGGTCAACGTAGCGTCGCACAAGACCGAAGATGCTGCCAACCTGCTGTTGCCAGTATTTGCGAGTCTGACTCAGAACCTTGTTGTCATATTCCCTCAGTTCTTCCCTGGACAACCCGAGCAATTCCCCGACAGTGAATTGTTCACCGTCGAATTTCATTGGCTTGACCGATGCTGACAGGGCTTCGACGATCATCGTCTGGATCGCGTCGATCAGGCTGTCATCCTGCGCCGGGTTCGGTTCTTCCTTCGTCCCCTTCGTCAGGGCTTCGACGCGTGCGCCGGCCTTGTACAAGGCTTTGCCAGCCTTAGCCCAACGGTCACGCGCAGTGTTTTCTGCATTCACTGCAGACGCGACCACGGTACCGCATTGTTCAACGACGGCGGCCGCAACGGCCGAAAGCTTCATCTGCGACATGGTAGGTTCTCCGTTACTTGTCGCACTAGGTAAACCTGCCTAGCCAGGATCGCTGCGATCGCTGCGATGAATGGACTGTAACATATCAGCGTATCCTGTCAAAAAGTTAGGAAGATTCCTAACCCCACCGTCCCCGTACCCCCCGCTGTGGCTTTGGAGTCCCGCTCGCTCGCTACGCTGTATTCGACACCCACGATGACCACGTCCATAACGGCTTGGCACTTTAAGAACTACATAACGATGACCATTACAAAACCGGCGACGCACTTTAAGAACTACATAACGATGACCATTACAAAACCGGCGACGCACTTTGAGGACTCATAACAGCGTGACACTTTAAGAACGGCACAAAAGCACCCCCCGGGGGGTACTAAATTACCAGCGCCCAGACAAAGTCCGTTATAGGAAACACCCCCCGTCAATGGAACCAAAACGCCGAGTTGACACGAAGACCATCCGTGCGGTACAGTGGTTTTACGCCCAGGTGCGGCGCATGGAAGCCACCATGATCGAAGCTGAAGTCGAAGACTTCGTCCCGCTGCCCACAGGCGGTGCCCCCAAGAGCATGACATACCACGAGGTGAGAGCCCGTGCCCAGGCCGCGTGCAACACTGCTGGGGTCTTGATCTCCGAAGGGTACGAGGATGAGCCTCCGAACCCGGACGAGGTTCGCAAGACCACGCGTGAGACGCTCCGCGCCGTCAACAAGGGCGACGCCGCACCCAAGACCATCAAGTACGCGATGGAGACGCCCGAAGGTGCCTACCATGTCAATTCGATCCTGACCCAGTACGACATGGACGTGGTGCACGATGCCAAGCGTCTGCGCCACTACGTCACCAATAGACTCGTCCTTGAAAGCGAAAACCCTGATCCCCGCATCAGGATGAAAGCCCTTGAGCTGCTCGGGAAGGTCAGCGACGTTGGTCTGTTCACCGAACGCACCGAAATCACCGTTAACAATCGCTCGACGGTGGATCTTGAGAACTCCTTGCGCGACAAGCTGCGCAGGTTGATGGGTACAGAGGACGCTGAGGAGGCGGTCGTGCTGGCTCCGCCCGTCGATCTCGTAACACCCATTGACGTGGACGCCGTTCTGGGTTAGACCCACCACACCCCGTGCTCACCGACGCCGAACTCCAGTTTGCCTTGGCGAACGTCAACAAGCTGACTCCGTCAGAACAAGAACGGCTTTTGACCGTGCTCGAAGAGCTTGAACGTCGGAAGCACGCAAAACGGTGCCAAGACGACTTGTTGACCTTCTGTCAGCACATGGACCCGACGTACATTATAGCCACTCACCATAAAAGACTAGCGGAATTATTGACAAACATCGCTTACGGACTCAAAGACCGCATCGCGGTGTCAATACCACCTCGTCACGGCAAGTCGCACCTCATCAGCACGTTGTTTCCAGCGTGGTTTTTGGGCAAATTCCCTGATAAGAAGGTGCTGATGGTCTCGCATACCGGCGATCTCGCCGTCGATTTCGGTCGAAAAGTGCGAAATATCATCGCAGACCCACGCTATAAGTCTGTTTTCCCTGCTATCACCCTCGCGCAAGACTCAAAAAGTGCTGGAAGATGGTCAACCAATGCCGGAGGCGAGTATTTTGCTACTGGCGTCGGTGCCGCCCTCGCTGGTCGTGGTGCTGACCTACTTTTGGTCGATGATCCGCACTCCGAACAAGACCTTTTGGCGGGAAATTTTGAGGAATTAGAGAAGACCTATCAATGGTTCGCTTTTGGCGCAAGAACTCGCCTCATGTCAGGGGGCAGAATCGCCGTTGTTCACACCCGCTGGCACCAAGACGACCTCATCGGGCACTTAATCAAGGACGGTGCCAACAATCCCAAGGCAGATCAGTACGAAGTTTTTGAGTTCCCCGCCATTCTTGACACTAATTCAGGACCAAAAGCCCTCTGGCCGGAGAAATTCGATCTTGACGCTTTGGAGCGCACCAAAGCGTCTATGCCGCTGTTCCAGTGGAACGCGCAATACATGCAGAACCCGACAGGGGAGCAGGGTGCAATCATTCAACGGGATTGGTGGAAGCCTTGGAAACAAGACAATCCGCCGCAGTGTGACTTCGTCATCATGACGCTGGACGCAGCGGCAGAGAAAAGCACCCGTGCTGACTTTACGTCGCTCTTGACTTGGGGCATTTTCAGCGATGACAATCTGACCAATGGTGAGCCGCACATCATCCTCATGAACGCCATCAACATCAGAGTCGAATTCCCCGAACTGAAAGACCTCGCTATCCGCGAGTACCACGAGTGGGAGCCGGAGGCGTTCATCGTTGAGAAGAAGTCCAACGGCACGCCGTTGTACCAAGAGTTGCGCCGCATGGGCATCCCCGTGCAAGAATTCACGCCTCACCGGGGCACCGGGGCCAAGGTTGCTCGCCTGAGCGCCGTGGCTGACATCATCCGCAGTGGCATGGTGTGGTATCCCGAGGGCCGTAGGTGGGCTGAAGAAGTGATTGAGCAGTGCGTAGCGTTCCCGTTCGGATCTCACGACGACATGGTTGACTGCACCTCGATGGCCCTCGCACGCTTCCGTCAAGGGGGGCTGATCAGTCTATCCTCCGACTTGCGTGACCCCGACGCCCTAAATCGCCCACGCCGTGCGGCGTACTATTGACGCCACGCGCCAACCCTAACACCCCAAGACTCCGGAGCCCATCATGGCAACAAACATTGACAAAGCGTTGTACTCGACGGGCGTGCCGCCCCTGCCTGGGCTGGGCGTGCCAGAGGCACCCGACATTGAGATCGAAATCGAGAGCCCCGACAGTGTCACCATCGGTGCCGATGGCCTTGAGATCACGCTGGTGCCCGGGCAAGATGACCTTGATGAGGGGTTTGAAGTCAACCTTGCCAACACCCTTGATGAGGGTACCCTTGAAGAGATCTCAGGCAACCTGTTGGGCGACTACGACAACGACATCAACAGTCGGAAGGACTGGGAAGAGACCTACGCCGATGGTCTAAAGCTCCTGGGTCTCAAGTACGAGGAGCGGACTGAGCCGTGGTCTGGTGCCTGCGGCGTCTTCTCGCCCATCCTCACCGAGGCGGTGGTGCGCTTCCAGAGCGAAGCCATCATGGAGTCGTTCCCGGCACAAGGCCCGGTCAAGACCAACATCATTGGGAAACGGACCCGGCAGAAGGAAGACGCCGCATCGCGGGTGCAGGCGGACATGAACTACCAACTGACGGAAGTCATGGTGGAGTATCGCCCTGAGCACGAGAAAATGCTCTGGAACCTGCCTATCTCCGGATCCGCCTTCAAGAAGGTCTACTTCGACCCCAACCTCAATCGCCAGATCTCGACTTTCATCCCCGCCGAAGACGTTGTTTTGCCTTACGGCACCTCGGAACTCAGCTCGTGCCCGCGCATCACGCACAGGATGAGGAAGACCAAGAACGAGATCCTGCGCCTGCAACATGCTGGGTTCTATCGTGACATCGACATCGGCGAGCCCAACAAGAACATTGACGAGATCCAAAAGCGCAAGGATGAGGAGACGGGGTTCGCCGCCACCCACGATGATCGGTTTTTGTTGTTAGAAATGCATGTCGAGCTGAGCATCCCGGGCGATGAGCACAAGGACAAGGACGGCAACCCCACTGCCATCGAGCGGCCCTATGTCGTCACCGTGATCAAAGACACGGGTGCGGTGCTCGCCATTCGGCGGAATTGGCTTGAGGATGACATCACCTACCAGCCGCGCCAGCACTTCGTGCACTACCAGTACATCCCGGGCTTTGGGGCCTATGGCTTCGGGCTGATCCACCTCATCGGCGGTGCGGCCAAGAGTGCCACGAGCCTGACCCGCCAGCTTGTCGATGCTGGGACGCTGAGCAACCTGCCCGGGGGCTTGAAGAGCCGGGGCCTGCGGATCAAGGGGGACGACACCCCCATCGCGCCGGGTGAGTTCAGGGACGTGGACGTGCCTTCAGGCACGGTGCGGGACAACATCATGCCCCTGCCCTACAAGGAGCCGTCTCAGACGCTCCTGGGGCTGCTGAACGGCATCGTGGACGAGGCTCGACGGTTCGCCGCCACGGCGGACATGAAGGTCAGTGACATGTCGGCCCAGGCCCCGGTGGGCACCACCCTGGCGCTGCTGGAGCGCCAGCTCAAGATCATGTCGGCGGTGCAGGCGCGGCTGCACTTCTCGATGAAACAGGAGCTGAAGCTCCTGAAGGCGATCATCGCGGACTTCGCCCCGGAGAGCTACGACTACGAGCCCGACACGGCGGTGCCGCGTGCGCGGCGCAGCGACTACTCCCTGGTGGAGGTGATCCCGGTCAGCGACCCGAACGCGGCGACGATGAGCCAGCGGGTGGTGCAGTACCAAGCTGCGTTGCAGCTCTCGACCCAGGCCCCGCAGATCTACAACCTGCCGCGACTCCACCGCCAGATGCTGGAGGTGCTGGGGATCAAGAACGCGGACAAGATCGTGGAGCTGCCCGAGGACAAGCGCCCGGAAGACCCCATCACCGAGAACATGGCCGTGCTGCGTGGCAAGCCCGTCAAGGCATTCGCGTACCAAGATCACGAGGCGCACCTCGCCGCGCATCAGGCGTTCATGCAAGACCCGAAGATCATGATGGCTATCGGCCAGAACCCGATGGCGCAGCAGATGATGGCCGCGCTCATGGCCCACATCGCGGAGCATGCTGGGTTCGCATACCGGGCACAGGTCGAGATGTCGCTGGGGGTGCCGCTGCCCGCGCTGGACGAGGATGAGACCGCACCGATCTCGCCGGAGGACGAGAAGGCCCTGGCCCCGCTGGTGGCCGCTGCCGCACAACGCACGCTGGTGATGAACCAAGCCGCTGCCGCACAGCAGGCAGCACAACAGCAGGCGCAGAACCCTGAGCTTCAGATCGCCCAGGCAGAGTTGCAACTCAAGGAGCGCGACAGCCGGCGCAAGGCCCAGAACGACGCGATGGACTACCAAGTCGCGATGGGACGGCTGAACCTCGACCGTCAGCGCCTCATGTCCGAGGACCGTAAGGCCACCATCAAGACTGTTGTTGATAAACAAAATAAGGACGCGGATAGGGCGGTCAAAGTCATCACCGCTTCGCGGCCTCGGACTACCCCCAACACAGGAGCTAAGTAATGGACGAGAAGATTCTGATGGTGTTGAGACAAAAACTCCGCGAGCAACTCAACAACATGGCGGACAATATCGCCGGAGGTTCTGCCAAAGACTTCGGTGAGTACCGTTACATGTGTGGTGTGATCCACGGCTTGGCGCTGGCCGAGCGCGAACTTCTCGACCTCATTGAGGTCGCTAAACGCAACGACAATTAACCCCCAACCCCGGGTCGAAGACCCGGACCACACGCCGTGGTGCTCGGGCAAGCCACGGTGCCAACCTGCCCGCAAGAGAGAACCATGAACGACGACGTGAATGACCTGCCTG